GTCACTTCATCGGGCTGACCGGGTTCGGGCTCGTCCAACCTGACGGTGATCGCCGGGGGCTCGAGCTCCACGCGGTCGCCGTAACGGCCAGCCTGCAGACCAATTTTGGTGACTACCCCCGGTCCAAGCGGGGTGTTCACCTGCTGGCCTATCTGCAAAAGGTCGAAGACCTCCTCGTTGGAAACTTCAACCTTGTTGTCGGCGTCCCGGTTCATGAGTGGCTACTCGTCCGCAGATTCTTTTTCTTCTTTGGGCTTACGTTTCTTATACGTATGCTTCGTCGTGTACCTGTTGTACGTCGGCATCAGCTGCCCCAGAAACTCTTGGATGACGTCACAGTGGGCCTTCAGATTCGCCACAGCCTTGTCCGCCTTGGACTTGGGCCCCTCGAGCATTTCAAGAATGTGCGGAGCGGATTCTTGGATGTGCCCAGCGTGTACCACGAGGTTGCCGATGATGTTCTCAATAGCAGCTTTGTCAGCAGCTTTAGAGATGCTTTCTTTGACATCGTCAGGCGTGACGGTGTTTTTGGCAGCCAAGCGGTACTTGTGCCCTTTGACCATGATGTATTGAGGTAGATTGGCCATTCTATTGTTCCTTCTCACCCTTGATTTGTTTTGCGTAGCGTTCCCATGGAATGGTTTCTTCCGCTAAAGCGCCGATGTACACGCCGAATTTGTCAGCCATTTTCATCGCCAGGTCGTCCGTTGGCAGATGAGCGAAGTTCTGTTGGAAAAGCTCACGGTAGCCATCACCAAGCCAAACCTGGATGAGCGTGTCGAAAGCCTGCTTGCCGTCGTCGCCCAAAGCGATTGCCTTTTTGTAAAGGTGACCGTTAACTCTGATGTGTGTCGGAGGTACGGGCATCAATACTCCTTGAACAACTCATTAAGCTCTTGCAACGTCGACTTGACGTAAGCTTCCGCGCCTACCCGGAGCAACCGACGTGTCTCTGTAAGAACGTCCGCCCGATACGTACGCAGCATCGTTGTAATGGTGGCAAGAGCTTGACCAAACAAACGTTGGTAGGTCAAACCCATCCCAGGACGAACCCGGAGCTCTTTACCGGAAAGAGGAAGTACTATCGCTAAGACGATAGCTCGCACGAAAAGTGTCCTTACGTGCGGGTCGCTACGTAGTTGTTGCGGGAGCTTTTTCAGCAGTTCGTGAAGTGCAGGCTCCCGGGTAGCTAACCTAGCTTCCTCAGGCAAAGGGTCACTCACCCTCAGGCTCTTCCTCTGAACTTTCTTCTTCACCAGCTGCCTCATCGGCGTATTCTGCATGGATTTTATCCATCACGGCGATGACTTCATCGATGCCATTGAGCGCCGCCTCGAACTCCTCGTCCACCTCAAGGTCGTCGGGAAGCTTGTCGAGGATGGTCTGCCAGTGGCCCTTGAGGGCGTCTAGCAATTCTATCTCCTCGCCAGCTTCCCCCTCCATTTGCTCCTCTTCTTTATCTTCCTTCTCTTCTTCCTTCTCTTCGTCTTCCGCTAGCACGTAGAGGTGCCCAGCGTATTTCACCATCTCTGGAGCTTTTTCTTGAGTTGCCATTTTTTCACTAGTCCTCTGCACACTCGCGGCGCGTTTCGTTTGAAGTTCCTTTAAAGCGTTCTGAAACCGTGCAATGGTTTCTTGTTGACTTTCGATTTTGTCGCCCATGCGCCCCGTCAACGCCTTGAGGTTCTTGAGCGCCGCCCGTGCTTTGGTGATGTAGGCGTCAATCGCCTTCCGCTTGTCGTCGTACTTCTCCATTCCAGGAGAGGCCACCAAGGCGTCGAATTCCTTCTCTGCACCCTCGAGCCACATGTCGATCTGCATCACCTGAAACTCAGATGACGCAGCGTCGCCTACGTTGTTCCCAACAGGAAGACGTTTGCTTGGGTCGAAGTGCTGTTGAAGAGCTTCGACCGGGCGGTAGTAAGCTCCCTTATATTTTACAACATTGGCGTTCATTTGCTGCTCGCGTTCTTGCATGCGTTGTCTTAGTATCTTTTTTGTGGGCAACAGCCTACGATGCTCACGTGACTTTGCCATTTGTTCTCTGACGAACTCGGTCAGTCGTTCTTCCGTTTGCTCTCTCGCGTACGCTTCAGGGTCCGTCTCTTTTAGTTTTTCTAAAAGCTCTTTTTTCTTTGATAAAAGCTCTTCTTTCGTAAGAATACGTCTAGGAACGAGCTCTAAAGGGGTGCGTTGAGGGATATCTCCTCGCTGTCGTTCTTTAATACGATCTTTTATAGTTTCTTTTGCTAAATCGAGGTCTTCGTCGGCGTCCCCTTGTCGCTTATACCACTGGACATCCTTCTCGTGTGTGGCTGCTAACCTATAGTAGGCTCCCTTATATTTTACAACATTGGCGTTCATTTGCTGCCTTTTTAGCTTGCGTTCTTTGATCCGCTCTTTTATGATATCTTTAGCAAAACCGATGCCCTTTACTTCCTCTTGTACTTCTTCTTGCGCCACCGGAACGGCAGTGTTGGGGTCTAGCCCCTGCTGGCGTCGTTCCATTCGTTCTTTTAAGACATCTTTAGTAAGACCGATGTCGTTCAGTGCCTCTTGTATTTCTTCTGGAACGGGTGGTTGACTTTTATCTTTAGGAAACTGCTTAATTGTACGATTTCTCATACGTTTACGCAGTTCTTCTTTTGCTGGAGCGAGCTTAGCGCGTTCTTTCTGCTGTTTAATTTCTTTACGTTTTAATTGCTCTTTTTCTCGTTTGCGTTTGTCCAGTACTAGCCTATGCTCATGGAGGAGCTTAGCAGCAGCTTCGGGGTCAGTTTCTTTTAGTTGTTTGTATTTATATAGGAACTCTGTGCGTTCCTTCTGCCGTTCATACTCAGCAGGGTCAGTTTCTTTTAGCTGCTCTATCTGCTCATCGCGCTGCTTTCTCCTGTACTCTAGTTGCCACGCTCGGTTACGCTCACGGAGGAGCTCATCAGCAGCGTCGGGATCAGTTTTCCGTAGTTGCCTGCGTTTAGATTTGTACTCTACAATTTCCTTCTGCCGTGCATACTCAGCAGAATCGGTTTCTTTTAGCTGTTCTATCTGCTTTTCGCGCTGCTTTCTTTTATACTCTTGTTGGTACTCTAGCCTATGCTTATGGAGGAGCTTAGCCGCAGCTTCGGGGTCAGTTTCTTTTAATTGCTTGCGCTTGGCTTTGTACTCTGCTCGTTCCTTCTGCCGTGCATACTCAGCAGGATCAGTTTCTTTTAGCTGCGCTAGCTGCTCTTCTATATTTTTTTCCCGCTGCTTTCTTTTGTACTCTCGTTGGTACTCTAGCCTATGCTCATAGAAGAACTTAGCAGCAGCCTCGGGGTCAGTTTCTTTTAGCTGTTTATGTTTTTTAGCAAACTCTGCGCGCTCTTTTCGCTCTTCATCAGAAGCTGCTGTTAAGTACCAACCGAAGTAAACTGGAACGTAAGAAGCACCTTTGTATTTGATGGTTCCTTGCCGTTTGTACCACTGAACAGCCTTCTCGTGCTCTTGGACAGCTTTCTTAGGCCCAGCCATCAGAATTTTCTTTTTGGCTTTGTCCCACAAACAGTATTCCTGTTCGCTAACAGGGTACTTGCGCCCAGGTTTCTTGTCCTGGTCCCGGCATCTAACGAGGTGTGCTATACGAAGAGTAGCCACTTTATGCCCGGTGCGCCTCGGGGGTGTGGATACCTCGAGCAGCAAGGAATTGTTGCATGGCTTTGCGGCGGTCAGCTGCCACCCACGCACGGTGCAGCTTCTTGTACGTTTTGTTCAACTGCTGCAGGGTGTCCATGAACTCATCACTAAGGCTCCACTTCGACAGGGAACCAGTACCAGGGCGTAGGGCATCCGGTAGCTTCTTTTCCACGTCCTGTGCAGCGGAACGAGCAAACTTGACTGCCTCAAGGATGGAGTTGAGTCCAGGTTCTATATCTGCGGCGGCAAACAGTTTCGTGTACAGGCTACTCAGCGCTTGGATAGCCTGACGGAAAGTCATGGGAGCTTCCTGCTCAGCTTCGACTATCCGGTACAGCTGGCCGTGCACTTCAATGTAGCGTGGATGTGACATCTGTATCTCCTAGAAGAGATGACTGAACTGCTTGGACTCTTGTGGTGTGGTCATTTTCGTTTCGTGGCTGAGAGAACGTTCACTCTCTTGGCCACGCATGTGCTTATCGATTTTGAGTGCCCACACACCGATGTTGCCCGACAGGCGATCGAGCCGCTCTTTGAGCTCGTCCACTGAGTCTGCGGCGTCAGTAACAAGAGCCATGATCCGCGCACTGTTACCAGGCACACCCTTGGGAAGAATTGCTTCTTCTTCGATGAGCAGCTTGTTCGAGCGCACCATGTTGGTGAGCGCACTCTGCATAGAGTCCAGCGCCTGCGCAGCATCGGAGCTCGCAATGCTAGGGCGAAGCGTCATCGCGAGGTCGTGCAGAATCTGTGCACTGTTGCGCAGGTCGTCCTCAGTTAACGCTTCGACCAGTTGGTACTGGCGTCCACGATAGGTGATGGTGCTTGGTGTGCTACTCATTAGTCGTCCAGTTGGAAACGTACACCCTTGTACGTGATGAATTGTGGAGCGCCCGTGGAAGCTTTCTTGCTCTTCTTTTTCTTGGGCTCCTTACGCCAGCCATCACCTTCCATGAGATCCTTCAGCGACGCGCAAGTAGTGCCAGTGTTGTCGATTTCCTTGGCGTCTTTGAGCTTGCGTTTGCATTCGGTGACGGAGCCACCAATGGAATTCCAGAAAGACTTGGCCGACTTTTTCGTCCAGCCCTTGGGAAGTGTACTCCACTTACCCTTGCTCTTGTCGTCGTCCTTCTTATCGCCCTTCCCTTTGGCTTTTCCCTTCTTGTCGTCTTTCTTGTCGTCCTTCTTAGGGGACTTTTTGGGCGCCTTCTTGTCGTCCTTCTTGCCCTTCTTCTTGCCCTTTTTTGCAGCTTCTACCAAGCTGTCATCGCGGCGGAAGAGCATCCCCTTCACTTTAATGAAGGTAGGTGCTGCGGGCTCCTCGGGAGCGTCGACCCGGTCGTACTCGAAGCCGTTCACACGAATGGATGTTGGGGCCTCTTCGGGCTCCAGTTGGTAAAGGTGGCCTGCTACTTTGATGTAGGTTGGGTGCTCCATGATTTTTTCCTGCTCCCCTTTGGTGGACGCAAATGAAACAGTGCGGTCGTAGCTTTCAACCGCATCTGATAGTTCGTTGACGGTCATCTCTGGGCCCTGTTCAAGTTGCACAGCGCCACTCTCCAAAAGCGCGAGGAGCTCGTAGTAGTTGGCCTTCTCGAGCAAATGCGCCAGCGCTATTTTTCCAGTAGCCAGCGGGTCGTCGTTGGTAACGTTGGTATCTGGTGATCGCTTACCGTGTTCGAGCTCTACGTCGAGACCCTTACGGAACTGCTCGACGTTGAACAGCACGTCTGGCCAGTGGACGCCTATCTCTGTTGCGATGCGCTCAGCTTCTTCTAGGGTAAATCCACGTTTCATCACACACCCATAAGCACTTTGTCGATGACGTTTTCGAGCATCACAGCTTTGCCCAAGTGAATATCTCGTAGAATCTCTTCCGCGTTGTTCCACTCTTCACGAACCTGGCGCTCAAATTCATGAAGAGACTTGGCTTTGATGTCGGTAAACAAACGGAACGTCCAATCGGTGGGCGCTTTTTCAAGTCCAAACAGCAAACTGGCCTCAGCTTCCTGAAGCTCCCTCTTCAACTTATCTAGATCGCGGGCTGCCAAAATCGCTACTGTTGACGTGGGTCCGACGTCAACACCCACCCCGTAAGCAGGGTTGTCGTAGGGTGCGTCCTCTTCCGCGTAAATAGTACCAACGTACACTGAGTAGACCTGCTGAGCCTCCACCCGTTTGTACGTGCGGCCATGGAAAGTGACCGTCGTTGGTAGCTTGGTTGCCATCCTTAACCCTGAAGAACGTACTGGACACCTTTGAAACGAATGGTGCGTGGTGCCGTCTTTACGCTGGCCTCTGTTTGCTCTGGGCCCTTCCCAGGAACTTTCTCTGGACGATTTTTCGGAACGTGGTAGAAATCTTTGATGAAGTTGTCTGGATCTTTGACGCCATAGAACTTGCTAAGAATCTCTTTTCTTAGCTTGGAGGCTTCACGGGTAGCCGCCCACTTGCTCGTCCAGCCTTTTTGAACAGCATGATCCAACGCTGCCTTGTAGTGCATGTTTGCGGTGTCCAGGTTGCTCTTGAACTCGTTAAGCGAGCTTACGTACTTTGCAATCATGTCGTCAATAGCACCGGGAGTATTAAGAACGTAAACAAGGTCTTTCTCGTGGCCTTTATAGAGAATGTCGGTCAGCTTACGCATTCCCGCACTTCCGTCCTCAAATTTTCCTTCCCAGTTAGCACCACCCGGTTTCTCCACGGACTGTCTCATAGCGGTTACTGCAGAAACCAGGGTGTCGATCTGTTTTCGCGTTTCACCCAGAGGGGTAGCGTCCTGTACTGCTCGACTCACCTTGCTGACATATTTATCGAAAAGTTCGTCTGCGAAGAACTCGTTTTCCTTTTGGTACTCCTCCAGCAGACGCTCTTGTGGATCTTGTTCGTCTGCCCGCACCAGTACGTACCGCGCACCCTTGTAGTGGAACATACGAATGTTCGAGCTTGGGGGAAGCTCAGACTTGTAGGTAGGGAGTGGCTTGGACAGCGGCTTGTCAGGAACGATGTAGTTACGCTTCCACGTGGCCAGCATATCCTGCGCGTGGGCGATGGAAGCTGGAGCTCCGTCATCTTCCTCAAGGAAGTCTTCCAAAGCAGCTACAACATCTGATACTTCTGTTTCAGACGCCATTACTTCGGCACGCCCAGACTCCAACTTCTTTTTGCTAGCTCGCTGCAGAAAGTTACGCACTGGACCGTATGTAGCTTCTGGCAATGCTAACAACAGAGCGTAGTCGTCGGTCGACATGCGAACGTAGATGTTCTCTTCGGAGGGTGCCAACCTGTGCTCGTAGTGAGTTTTAAATCCACCTTTGTCGCTATATTCTTCCTGTATACCCTGCATGAACTCTGGAATGGCTTCTTCATTTGCGGAAACGAGCTTGTACTTAGCACCCTTAAAGGTGACCGTCTTGGGCACGGTGGCCTTCCGTTCTACGAGTTCGTAGGACAGTCCTTGGTACGTGACCGTCTGCGGAGCTTTTTTGTTGAGACGAGCCATGACTGCTTCCTCTTGATTGTATTAGCGATTCCTGTGGAGGTAGGTCGCTTCATCCAGAAAACGGTCAACGAGCGCCTTGTGGTCATTAGGACCGAACGCTTCGTTATTTTTTCGCTGCAGTAGCACAAGGGCATCCCAAAGACTTTTGGTTGTGACACCCTGCCCTAGAAAGATGGTACGCATGAGCTCCAGACCCCTCGGATCCCGCAACGACTCCCGTACCGCATGGATTATTTCTTCCGGAGGAATGTCCTTCCGTGTAATGTGCTGCTCTGGACGATCTTCCGGGTGACGCTTGAAATGTTCCTCGCGCTCCTCTGGCGTCATTTCCGCCATCATCTCGCGGTGCGCCTCATTCTGCTCTTCCAGCCGTACCAGTTCCTCATCACTGTATTCGCTGAGCGGCTTGTCCAGTTTGGGGCTAGCAGCGAGGCGGTACAGACATCCGTTGACCTTGATATGTGAAGGAGGCTTTGTGGACATCGTGCTACTCTCTGAATTCGGACTGTTGAAGCAGGTCCCGGTAGAAACTGGTTGAACAACCCAAGACGAGAAAAACCCCCGGGGAAGCCGAAACTCCCCCGGGGGATGGACGCTTAGCTACTAGAGCCGAACACCCTTCGAGACACCCCGGCTATTGCCGAGCACGCTCGCCTGACGCAGGAAGATGAACCAACCGCGCACAGCCCTTCCGAGCATGCGCTGGTCCACTACACTGGAGTTCAGAGCGATCATGTTTGCCTTCACACCCAGGGTCGAGGGCGAAGACAGGAAGTACACCTCACCAGGTTGCAGAACCTGCAAGGTGTCGTAGCGGAAGCCGTCGGTGATGAGCTCGATGTCACCGAGACGACCAAGTTTGCCTTCTACGGCCAACTCGTGCTTCTCGATGGGCGAGTACCACCTGGCCCAGTCCGCATCCGCGAAGAGGTCGTCCCACAGGTCGATCGCCATCAAGGCGTGCGGGACGGGGAGGCTCCACTGCCAGATCTGGTTACGCAGGGTAACGAAGACCTGAGGCGTGAACGCGTTGAACGCGATTACGTCATTGTCAGTGGGTGCAGCTTGGTCGAGGAGGAACTTCGTGATGTTGTCATCACGAACCATCGTCGCCTCGAGGGCGTCGTTGTATTTCTCTTCGATGATCTGCGCGCCAGCCTCATGAATCTCAGCCTCCTCCATCAGCACCAACGTCTCGAGGTTGTAGCCCCGAGGGTAGATGTACTTCTGGCGGATGAGAGACTCGATGGTGTGGCCATCCGACAGCATCAGCCAGGACGTTACGTCCTTCTGACGAATGCGGATACGGGCCGTGCCACCTTCGGCTACGTCCTGCTGAGCGAACACCTTGTTGGTGAAGCCCATACGACCCATGGTCTCTGCCACGGAGTCTGTGAACACTTCGCCCAGAACCTGGAAGGGACCACCCTCAGCGGGACGCTGCTCAGCGAGAGCAGCCTGCACGATGTGACCCTGTTGGCTCCAAGAAGAAGTGGTGATGGCTTGACCTTCGTCGCGGTGAATCTCGCCTGCGCGAGCTTGCTTGACGATGGCATCCATCTGGTTGATGAGTCCAGAGACGCTGTCTTGGTTGTAAGACCCGTCCGCACCCACGAGGGGGGTGGTTTCCGAGTAGCTTACGCTGCCCGTGCGGGGCATGACCTTGAAAGCAGGTCCTCTGGCGATGTCGTTGCCTCTCCGATCCCGAAGAGCAGCTTTTCCTGAAAACACTTTAGACATGCTTTTCTCCTCTCTTCAGTTTCGGGTTAGGTGGTCGGGCTGATGTACTCTACGCCGAGGTAGGGGTCACCCGGAGTAGGTACAGATACAACCTGACCAAAGTTAGTTACACCACCGAGCGTGAACATACCGCCTGCACCGAGGGTCAACTGTGCCCCCACGGTGTACGCCTGATCGCACTCGTACATGCTGGTGTAAACAAGGCAGTTGCCGTAGCCAACCGTCATGAGACCGAACTGATCTTCGGCGCCACGGTTGACATGACTCTGCCGCAGGATGAGATCACGCTCGATGGCCGTGAGGTTCCACCGGTAGGTGATCGTGATGTTGTGCTCAGCCTCTGCTACGTTGAAGGCCAGCAGACCCGTTACGGGATCGATGTCAACCTGAGTAGCGGCAGGTACGGGAGGCGCGACGTGTGCGATGACGGTCAGCGCAGCAGCAGCCGTGTTGTCCCATACATAGGCTTCAGCCAGCAGAGCGCCAGCTTGCACTAGGTTGGCGTGCGGCAGCTGGATCGTGTACGGTCCAGGTGCTGCAGGCACGGTGTAGTTGCGAACATCCGCGAAGGTGTCCGCAGTGATGCGAGATTGCAGAGAGAGACCACAAGGACGCTCCCCAGCTGCCATGGCAGCAGCGTGGCCCAGTTGGACCACTTCGTTGCCTGCAGGACCGGGAAGACGCGTAAGCACGCTACCCTCTTCGAGGATATTCGTGGTTGGAGACACTTCGAACTGGCGTTTCCACTCGAAGCGCGACCTTGTAAAGTCATACTTGGTCTTTACGGACGCGTTTGGAAGAAGCGGCATTTTCTATCCTCCATGAATACGTTTGTACCGCTGTTGATATTCACGACGTTCCACACTGTGACATCTCGTTCTCTGAGAGGGCACGAGTGCGCCACATTTATCACGGGAGTAATGCTGCCGCTTCGTCCTTGCTGAGATTCGAAATTAATCTTGGTTGGAAAGTAATATTACGTGAATCTCTGACAAAGCACTCGTGCCCGCGTTGTGATGTGTCACGTCGCACGACTGTTCAATAATGTTGGTGATGCTGAGCAGGAGGGAATAATGTTGCTGGCTCAGTTGCTCATCATATAGTAAGTAGTTTCACGTTCCGTAAACACAGAACGCAAACTACTTATTGGTAGGACGGTCGGACCGTTTTTTGCCCTTCCCAGAAGACCAGTAACGGCTGATCATGAAAACCTTGTACCGCTTGGCTTCGGTCTCCGTTTTATAGCGAGCTCGCAGCTTTCCATGACTGTCGAATACACACCAGACCTGCTCGCCTTTCGGCTTCTTGTCGTTCTGGTCCTTGGGTGTGCAGGTCTTGACGCCCTTCATCTTACCGGGAGGCAGATGGTATGCCTCGTGCACCTTGGAAGTGAGCTCCTCGGTGCGCTCGAGCGCCTCCACAGTGGGAGGTACGAGCTCGTACAACGCACCACGGAAAGTCACGAAACGAGAAACCTTCGCTGAAGCAGCCACTGGAAGCTCCACTGAGTTAATAAGCTCTGAAAGTGCCCCGACGTTGGAGCCACTCTCGGTTCCGTAGATGAATTCTCGAGATCGATGACGGTCTGTCAAAAAATAACGGATCGCCATCTTGAGGTTACCGTTGGGAAGCTCACAGGTATCCAGTAGATGGTCTGCCTGCTCGAGACCAATGATGCCTGCGTCTTTGCCGTACCCAAAGTCCACCGACTTAATTAGGTTGATCGCCTTCTGCATGCACCACGCTGGTGGATATGGAGGCGGAGCAGCTACAACAACAGAGGCAGCTTTGCCGAGCTCCTCTTCCACTTCTTGAGCAGCTTCAGAAATCTCTTCAGCCATCTCCTCGTCCTCGCTCTTTTCCACGGTGGGCTCTGTATCAACAGATTTTTTCGGAAAACGTTCGCGTAGGTCTTCCAGGTCTGCGCTCGAGGCATGAAAAATCAAACCGAACTTCAGACCATCTCTACCAGCAGCGTACTCAGGGCCACCTACTTTCGCGATGCCGCTCCTACGGTTGAGCGTTTTAATGTCGCCTCGGTTGAGTGCATCCTCTATATCGTAGAAAACATCGTCTACGTGATCGTAGCGTTCTTCAATAGTAGCGGGGTCTCCAAGCTCCTCTTCAAGTTCGAAGCTGTTGATTAGTTCTTTCGCAGTCTCGAAAGTGATCATGGGAGCCCACTCGTCTAAGAACAGCAGCATCCCATCGTAGTCCTCAGCATCCCACGCGTCGTGGATGCGCTCGAGGACTGCAACGTCGAGGTCGACAACGGCGAACTCCCGTTTGGCTGTTTTCAAGAACGTGGGCATCGAAATTAGATGAGGGAGGGGCTGTCCCCGTAGTTAACCTTGTTGTGACAGTAGGAGAACAGAAGGGACTTGCGTCCACGCAGAAACTCGAGCAGTTCCTGAATGGCTGCTACATCCTTGTCACCATTGCGCTTGTGCCAGTTCCAACCACCAGTGGCGGTAAGGAAATAGAGAGGAGGAGAAGGCTTGACACGTAGCATCTTCTCGATGCGTTGCATGACAGCTTCACCGTTCTCGTCAGCCTCGATCATAGATAGCACGTCACTGGGGATGCTATTGATCTTGGTAATCTGCCTGACCTTGAAGTTGCGTTTGCGTACTGAACCGTCAGCGTCAGCCAACCCTGGAACACCATCACCATCGTAGCTGTGAACGAGCGCTTTGATGTTGAATGTGATGCTTTCACCCGTGCACTCGTCAATGCGTACACGTGCTGCTCCTGTCGACATCTTTTTGGAAGGGGGTGCTTCTTCCTCTTCGGGAAGCGGTAACTCTTCCCCTTCTGCACCTTCTTCACCTTCCGCAGCAAGTACGTAAATGTGCCCCTTGTAGCGAACACTGGGGGGCTGGGTAGCGTAAATCGGCTTCATGCGACGTTTCATAATTGACCTCTACTTAACAGGGAGGTAGCGGGGCACCACAGGACCTGCAATGTGTGTCATCCTCAATGGCAGGTGCTCCACAGTAAAGACAGTTGCAGCGCGTTTCACGCTCCAGAATCACGGGTAGATTTTTTGTGTCTATCGTAAGGTCCGCCTTTAAGAAGTGGGACTTACCACCTTTGTTTATCCGACGTACGGTGTTGACACGAGCAGTGGTGTCCACACCGTTGATGGTAAGGGGTAGCATCACGCCAGGACGTATCTTCAGAGCCGACCTATTCGTGGGACGCCCCTTTTCAAAAAACCGCTGGTACTTCCAGGGAACCGAGCGTATGGCTGCCACACGTACACCCACTTCCCGAAGCTGCTCTCTATCTATTTCGGTGTTCACGCAGATGTGGTCGTCCTCGTCTGCTGCTGTGTGGTGCCGACGACTCGTCAGGGAGAGAGCTAAAACTCTCGCCTGGTTCCTTCGATCCCAATCTCCAGTGAGCGGCCAAAGCGCTAGAAGCTCTGGCAGGAGACGCCCGAAGTCTACTCTGGAAAAAATAAGGTCCATCAGAGATTTTTGAATCGAGGAAGTTTGGACAGTGTAGAGACACGACGGTACATCTTGCCCCGGAAACGAACGAGCGTCGGAGACATTTTTCCATCAGGTCCCATCGCCCGACGATCAACAGGTATCTTCTCGGCAGGCTGAACGTTCTGGGCAAACGTATTCAACGCTGAGTATAGCTTGTTGAAGGATTGATATGCCTGAGTACCAGAGTCCATGATGGCTTTGTCAAGAACCATCCAAGCATTGCCACCTGCCTGCAGCTGCTGCATAGCAACTTCGAACCCCTTAGGGTTTTTCTTGTGGAAAGAACGTACCAGCCCGGCGAGCTCTAATACCCGCTCCCGCTGTGCGTGAAAGTCATCACGTGCCTTCTTAGCAATTAGTGCTAGCTCGCCCGCCACCTCTGCTGCATCCGGCATGAACTGCAAAACAGTACGCTGGGCTTTCTCCACCTTCTGCTGAGAAGGCTTACGTGCGTCTTGCGGGATGGGGGGAGGTGCACCTTCTACTAAGTACTTAGACATTATGCTTCCAATTCCCGAAGGTGTACGCCAGCTTCCCGGAGCAACTCTGCGCGAGTTTTCCCCTGCGCCTCAACACGCCGCTGTTTACGGTTGGACCGGAGACTGCGTATGAAATCACCTACAGTCCGTGCTGCAGTTTCGACCTTCTCACCACCAGCGTCCTTGCCTTCCAGGATGGCAGTGAGATCTGCATCGGATACCTCGTCTGCTTTCTCAGGCTCTTCGGCTTCAGCAGGGGCAGGTTCGGGAGCTTCTACTTCCAGAAGTGCATCTCCCTCGTCCGTTACCTCTTCTACAGGAGCTTCCGCAGGGGATTCCTTGTACTGGACGGAAAACTCGCTGGCTAAGTTGCCCAACGAGCTACTCAAACCATCCACGCCAGTAACCTGAATATCCTTGACGATACCGCGTAGCCAATCGTGGATATAGCGCTTCGATTTCTCGAAGCCCTGATTGCCAGTTTCGGTGGTGACCGTGTCACGCAACGTTTGAATGCCGTCACCAAAGTTGCGCTTTACACTCTCCGTTATCTCGGCCATCGCTTTGTCGTAGAGATCTTCCCCTACAGTAGAGAATTCCCGGGCAAGAACGTCAGGAATTCTGTTGCGAAGCTCGGAAGGAAGAGCCCCCGGACGACGATCAGCATCTCTGCCACGTACGGCAGTAATCATCTTCTGTACTGCGTCCTTAGACTTGATTACAATCTTCGCCATTGCTAAGACTCCTGTTGTCCCTGCTGGTGCTTCTGGTAGTACCCACGCCACAAATCCATCGCGAGCATATTGATCGGCATTTCGTGCCCATCTACAGGAGCGCCATGCTTGTTCAGCACAATCGGATGCCCACAGTGAGGGTCGGGCTCATCCACTACCTGGGTGTCCACAATTGCTCCAGGGAACATCTGCATGAGCTCGACGTGCAAAGCCTGGGAGAATCGTTCTACCAGGTCTCGCGGCACGTCCTTGTAGGGAATGTCTCCCACAGAAAACCCCTTAGCCGGGGTGCACATGCGAAACATTACTCGAGCTACTTCTTTATCTGGTGGCACGCGCAACAACTTTTCCCCTTCCCAATTTAGAAGGACTGCCACGCGGTTTGTTTTTGCTGTCAGCTGCTTCTGTTCGGCTCGTGGTGCGAGTCCCTTAGTGATCTGCTCCACTAGATCAGGAACGTCACCATCTGCTACTAGTCGCTTATACTCATCACTCAGAGTACCGCCATCACGAGACAGCGCGGCAAACAGCAACCCTGCGCTTTCCTCGTCAAGGGGAAGAGCAGGAAGGTCTACCTTCACACCACGCGCAAACCCCCACAGCAGCTTTACCTCAAGAAAAAAGTTACCACCGGAATAACGAAGCTCTCGTACGTCAGTAGAGTTTTCCTTCTTGATGACCGTAAAGTCGTTCTCGCCAGTGGCGCCTAAGCCGCCACCTGTGCGTAAACGGTAAAGCGCCCCCTTGTACGTCACTTCGTATGGAACACCGTTATATGCCATAACGCGCCCTTTCTATCCCCAGATTTTATCGGACAGCGCTACCACGTATGCTGGGTCTTCTACGCTAGAGCTCTCCACAAAATAGAAGTCGAGCATGTTCTCGTAGACGAGGTGCCCGTTGATAACATCAGCTTTGCCAGCACCATTTCTAATGTGGTCACAGGTGATGCGACCATCACTGTGGAAGCCACACCAGGGCAGCGAGCAGACTGTGCGCTCTACCAACGCACCCATGCTGTGGCCGACCCTGTCCTTATGCTGTACCAGCTTCGCTAACCGTTGATCTTTTGAACGGTCAAAACCCTTCAGAATTTTGACGTGCCAGCGGTCGCGGAACTTGACCATCGTCGCGTCGAAGATAACGCCCTTAGCGCGGGTGTCATCCAGGTTGTCATGGTCCTGGTGTACAGGCTTTCCAATGAATGTTTGGAATGCCACACGCCCAATGGGTGTCCGCCAGTCTGTTAGCTGGTCGTAAGTGAACGCATCCATATTGCGATTGGGAAAATCCGCAACAACAATAGGTACATCCACCAACACGTAGTCTGCGATATGAGGGCTAATGTGGTAACGTTCAGCACAGAAGGGCAACCAAGAAATGTCCATGAAACCACAGGCGCAGTTTCCTACCTTGTCGAGCTCTGCGCCCGCTATGCGTAAGTTGGTTCCAGAACGGTGAACGTCCAACGTTCGCCCCTCAATAATTGCAGGCTCATCGACAAACTTGCTACCATCAAAACGTCGAGAAAGAAAAGATTCCCCAACGTGAAGACCAGGACCAGCTTGAACTATCTTGTTGGTTGACTTTAGATACATTTTTCACGACTTGAGGTATGAAGATGAATGCTCTCCAAAGGAGGCAGGAAGTTGCCCTCCTGCCTCCGTGTGCAAAGCACACAAGTTGGTCGCTAGCGCTGAGGACGGTTAGCGAGAGACTTCTGCACGAGCAGCCCGTGCAGGTTGAGCTCCTGCTTCAACTGCTCCCTCGTGGAGCTACTGTGCTGCGGTGCGTGTGGTGCAGACGCCACCGTACGAAGTGGAATGCTGGCTGGAACCGAGGACGCCGAGATCACGGGAGGCTCTTCCATCGGAATCTCATCCCCCTCAGCGGAATAACCGGGGTGCCGGTAATTCATCTGAGTGATTTCCTTGACGTGATGCTCGAGTACCTCACTCGGGGCGCCGACCCACTCCTCAGCTTTCTTGATGATGGCGCGGAAGAAGTCGCTGCCCTTCTCACGGAAAGCAGCTTCCACGATGTCCAAAGCGGCGCGCTCGTCCACATTTACGGACCGCATGCGCCGCACCAGGGAGTCGCGAAGGGGGTTGTCCGTGATGTAGTTCTTGAGGGAACCCTCGAGTACGATGTTCGCGGTGTTGAGCAGCTGATCTTTCATCTCAGCTAAACGCTGACGGTGCTCACCCTCGAGGTCATGAACAGCGGCAGTACGCATCTGCTGGGCTACCTCACCCTCCATAGCGCTGGCGGTGTAGTAGCGTGCGTTGACGTGCTGCAGCGTCTCCCGCAGACCAAAGGTGTCCACGCTCTCGAGCACGAACTTCGGGTAGTCCTCATCCATGAACAGGTCATGGTCGGCGGTCAGGCTCTCAGGCTGGTCGCTGAGGGCTACCTTGGCAACGGGGTCGCCATCCACGAGAACGACGTACTGCGGGTTCTCGCTCTCCTCGCGGGTGAGGATGAGGTCTACACGGTCGGTGCCGACGTCGGCCAACGCTTCGATGTTTCCCAGCGTTTCATACACAGGCTCGTCGCCTGCTTCTTCCGCTGCCTCTACAGAAGCGGGAGCAGTGCTGAAAACTTCCTCTGCGGGCTCGTCTTCCACAGCAGCCTCTTTGGGCTCTTCGTCGAGGAACGTCACCTCATCCTCGCCCACCTCAACGATACCCTCGTCTTCGGCAGGAGGAGCTTCCTCTGTGGTCACAGGCTCACAACCAGCGGGGCACGGACCTTCCGTAGCAGGAGCTTCTGGCTCCATACCAACCTCTTCACCGAGGTCAGACATCAGACCTTCTTCACTGGGATCCGCCATGCTGGGATCCATAGCCATGCGAAGGCGCTCAGCGAAGCTGCCCTCAGAACGCTTCAGCATCGTGGCTTCCATTTTGGGACCGCGTCCATCACACGCTTCAACCTTACCATCATCACCATCCTCGTCAGAGTAGGGATCAGCTTCCGGTGGGGTCTCGTCGCCGTAGTATACCGCTTCGATGTCCTCGTCTTTTACTTCCATTCCCTCTTCGTAGTCCATGTCCTCTTGCTCCTCTTCGTCGTCTTCCTCAGATTCATCTTCACCACCCTTGTACACGTCTATCTCATCAGACATTTCTGTAGGGTAGCCTTGTTCTTGTGATGCTTCCGGCTCGAACTCTGGAGGTGCGAGCTCTGTGACTACATCCACATCACCAGGGTCAACTTCCTCTGCCACGTCCATGCCCCCAACTTCCTCTACATTGAGGTAGCCTTCGTCGAGGGCCCGGTCGGCATCGAATTGTTCGCCCGGGATGCGATCGTACTGACGCACACGGGATTTTTGAGTCGTTCGACTCTTCAAATCCCTATACGTCCTCGTCGCTTCTTTTTTCATTCCATTCTCCTGATGTTGCTGGCAAAAAACCTGCCGTTGTTGAAGGGGTAATGTTGACAGGCGTAATTAAATTACTGGAGACCCAGTAACTTGAAGTACTCTTTGAGTTCAAACAAGACACCGACAGCTTGTTGTTTTTTCAGATGGTCTTCGGCGTCACCGTCGGTAGCTAGCTCAAGTAGTATCTCCAGACGGGGTGCGACTTTGGTTTTCCAAATGTTTCCCTCGTCCGTAATCGCCACTCGACGGTATTGATGTCCTCTATAGGTTAACTTCGCTGGCGCATCTTTTTTGCTTGCTACTGTCATGTTTTTGCACTCACAATTTTGTCCTGCAATTCCTCTGGAAGTAGCTCTCGTAGCATCTGCTCAGTTAACTGGTGGTTCGCACGAAACTCAAACCTGCTTACCTCAATCTCTTCGAAGGAGGATTCATCGGTGTTCCGCACGTATTGTCGGGCAACCATTCGGTCTGTATCCAGGTAGACAACCCTATCCACCAGTGTCCCTGAAGAATCCCATACATGCACGTAGAGGATTAACTCTATAGGAGCCGTACGTGCATGGATGATCATTGTGCTAACGGATGGACGATACAAGCCAATTGAGAAGCTCGGTCAACCCGCCGAAGGAAGCAGTGCCTGTGCTTGCACCTTTGGTGTACTTTCCTGTTACAGGAAAGTCACAATTATTGTTGGTGAAGTAAACAGTAGCGGTCGCCGTACGCTTAGCGTCAATACGGATGTCAAACGTGTAGTTGGATGCCGAGTTGGCTTTCACGATCACGTTGTTCGCGGGGAGCGCAGACTGCAGAGCTAGCCCAAACTCGCGCATAGCCTGCCCGGACGTCTGGATATAGAGAGGAAACCCGTTTAGAACGTTGCCCTCTTTGCTGGGAGAAGGGTTCAAGGGATTGTAACAACTGGTAGGACAGCATCCTCCAGCAGTACTACCTTGGCTCCACACGAAGCTCCATTGTGGCATGCGCGTAACCTGCTTGTTTATACGTTCTCAATCACTCTATAGACTAACCTCAAAGGCTGTCTACGTTGCGATTTATGCGAAAGATGGGTTCGTAAGGAGGTTTTAATGTCGGGTATACGAGGTCGACATCGCCAATTGTTCCGTCGGGAGTAATGGTAGCATCGTAGCGCAGCACTTCTCCCTTTAACTGGGCAGCTACATCTTCTGGGATGTCATCGAGGAAATGAACAACACCAGTGATGTGGAATCCCAGAAGCGTGTCGTCGTCAACGCCTATTGCGTAGCTGTTGTGTAGCTCAATGGGCACCATAAGATTGGTGTCCTTGATCATCTTGAGGATGGGACGTAGATATTTTTTCCACTGGGCACCTGGACTGTTTTCTATTTCGTCCAGCATCTCGTCTTCGGAGGGACCAGTGTCCTCCTGTGCTGCTTCGTCTGCTACGTCTTCCTCCGCTGCATCAGCAGGTGCATCAGCAGGCGCGGTGTCTTCTTCTACCGCTACCTCCTCTTCCTCTGGATCTTGCGCTTGTACTTGAACAGCGCTTGGTAGATCGTACGAGGAGGGTGCGTTGTAATGCAGAGTGATCCCTCCCTCTAGGAGGTCTTCCTTATCCGACATGGTACCACCTCACAGTGGTTAAGATTTCAGGAATGGGTTGGAGTCAACAACGCCAGTGAGTACTTGGCTGCCTGAAAGCATTCCTTCGTAACGAGGAATAACACCAACAGGGTTGACGAATTCAGCAAGCCTACTTTGACTGCGACGCCCACCGGCTTCCGCGATCTTGGATAGCATAACTATCTCGTTACTCACCGCCTTCGTGAGACCGTTGCCATCCATTCTATCGACAATGAACTTGCGAAGACTATTGAACGCTTCTTCAGGAAGTTTTACCGGAGGAACAAAACCTAACCGGATGGCCAGATACTGCACCATGGTAGCCTGCATGGAATCGAGTCCCTCTTTGCGGCGAAGCTCGTTGGGTAGCTTGTTGGCAAGTGCCTGTCGTCGATCTTGCCGAGGGTCAGTATGATCAATCCTATCCAGCATTTTTGCCACGCGCCGCTGCGTCATACCAAAAAGGGCACCGTCTGCGTCCCACACAGGTACGCTCTTCAGATCTTTAACAATATCGTTGGCCGCTTTGATGCGTGCTTTCCCAACAACGAGCTTGGCAGGTAGAGGCTTTACATTGAAACGAGGCTTCGCAAGATCAGCACCAAAGCCACCTCCAGCACCAGGTGTAGGAGCAGCAGGTGGTAACTCTGCTCCAGCAGCCTCTCCTCCTCCACCAGTCTCTCCTCCACCAAGCTCCCCGAGGCCACTCTCTTCACCTGCTGGAAGTTCGCCACCGAGCTCTCCAAGTCCCCCAATATCACCCTCTTCACCTAGTGGGAGCTCACCAGGAAGCTCACCACCGAGGCCACTATCTCCAAGCTCACTTCCTTGAAAAGCACCAGTTTCATCGAAGCCGTACTGCTGCTTAAGCTGCGCCAGCGCACGACGATGCTCGAGAACAACTTTCTGTGTCTCCAAATCTGAATCGAATGAGTCAAGAGCTTTGTCTAAATCAAACCCAGCGATCTGCGTTATCATGCGGAGAGGGATTGGAAGGCCCTTCTCTTCCAGCATGTTCATGATGTCTAGATAATCCCTGTCTGCTATGGGAGAAAGGGGCTTATCCCACTCAATGGTGGGGAGATGATACTCAGGACTCGAGCTCTTGTTGAGCTTTCTGCTTGTCCGTATTCTATGTGATAGGTCTGCCTGAGAGCGTTTCTGGAACCCATGTAGCTGTGCTAGCTGCAGACAGATTTTCTCGATGAGGATTTTACGGGTGAAGTGGGAACGGACAGCGCGCACCTTCTCGAGGAAGGTGGACAGAATCATGTCCATGCTGTTGTAGTTCGCCTCGCCCGAATTGTGCACTAGCAATCCATTTGCTTCAAAAACCGGAGCCTCTCCATCACCCATGCATATATCGTACACATGTGCTTTACCTGCGTCTTCAATGCGTTGCACAGGCTCGAAGTGGTAATTGGAGTTAAGGAGGACCATCAACTTCCTGTGAGTGGAAATCGATATTTTCTGAAGTGCCGACAGGTAGTCATCAAATTTTCCTACACTGTAGGATGCGTAAGAGAACCCCTTGCGGCGGCTATAGTTATTGAAGATCGTTCCACCACGGGGGACGAATACTTCATCGTCGTCGTCGTCACGGAACCACGTGCCGTCGTGCTCTTGCCTAAGGAACCTGTCGTTCAGCACGTTTACTACAAAAGAAGCAGGTACGACGGTAGTTCTACCTGGATGCGCGCTTTCCAAGTACCCCTCTGCAGGGCATTTGCTGACGAGGTAGGGAGAAACCAAAACATGCAACTTCCTTGCGTGCTCCGGACTCACGTAAAGACGGTGGTACTTCTCCATATGAGTGCTCACGATCCCGAAGGAGGAAAGCATCACTTGGAGCTGGAACAGGTTTTCTGTAGAGCGTGAGTAAAACGCGATGTCGGAGTTGTTTTCTAGATCAACGCGTCCGTCGCCTTCGATGTAAGCAGCTAGGTAAGCTAGCTGCGACTTACGGTCCGCCTGAAGAACACTCCAAGGTACTACTTTGTGCCACGAGGCTTCTTTGTTCTTGGTGTAGCCAGTGGAGGGAATAACCCCCAGATAGGACAACCAGTTGGCGACTACCTTACTTTGAATGAGCACCTCGTAGCTTACCTTGGTCGTTTTTGTCGCTACGCCACCGATGACGAGGGGATCGCCAACACCCGACGTTGGAGTCAGTACAGTGTCAAGATTGAACACCTGACGCACCAGGTCTTGATAGTGCTCGTTGAGCTTCGTATCGCTATTGAAGAATCGTACGCGGTACCTATCATGGCACCCTTCTGAGACAACAAGACCCAAGATGAATGCCAACACCGGGGTCATTTGCTCAGGCTTGGTGGGCATCTTGGTGTTACGTGCCAGGGGATGGTCTTGGTACTCCGGTATACTCAACGTAAGGGGCTCGTCACGCGTCGTCTCGTGTAAGCTAACACACAGCAGGTCCCCAATGGATAGGTCCTGCGTTTCCCGCCACACCAGATCACCCTGGTCGAGTACCAGGACTTCGTGTGTGTAGGTTGGTTGGATGGAATATCCACGCTTGGTGATTACGCGGAGAGTGTCAGCATAACCACTATACTTCCACTTTTTCGCTGGAGCGGCACCCTTGACACTCCCTACTGTTAGCGCAATGTCTCCAACACCTTCTGCGTCGTCTCCTAGGTCACCAATCTGGACGATTCCGTGTTCTTTTGTCGGGAGGTATGTATCTCCCGCCAAACAAAGGAAGGTCTCGCTTATTCCAAGGGCTCTCATCTTGGCTTCGCTGAGGAACTGCCACTCATCGGACAGTTTCCAGAAGTCAGCAGCGCCGCCCCCTACAGGAATAACCTCTACACCTTCTCGGGTGACGACCTTGCCGCCGATAGGGTCTTCTTCAGCAGCGAAGAAGAGATCGAGCACCTCGGACATTTCGACATCGGTAGCATCCGGCCAGACTTTAATGTGCCAGAGGGGGCCTGCGCGCCTACGAGCTCCTGCGATGCTAGCATCAAGGAGAGCCTTCTCATAAATTTTGAAGGGCATTATACGCGTGAGGTACGATGTACCGTAGTAGTCCGTGGAGAACACGCGACGGGGCAGGAACATCGTATTTTCTGGAGCGAGAGGAATTGGGCGTCCAGCAGCCATAAGGCTGACAAGTACTGGGTCTACGTCACGACGCTGAGCGACAATACGTTCATCCGAGGAGATGGCCCACTCTCGCATATCCTGAGTCGGTTGGATATCGATGATCGGATCCAAGCTCGGAATAGGGGAGACCTTGATGGACACGTAGTCGAGGTCGTGCGGGATAGTTTCTGTCCAGTAGCCCAAGCGCTTGTCCATGATCATGTGGAACACAAACTTGCCGAACGTGAGGTAGTCACTCAGCAGCATGGGCATTACGGAAATAATACCAGACGCGTCGATGGCGTCTTGGTAGAACTCGAGGATTTCGTTGTCGTCAATCCCGCTCAGGATAACGTTCTGGCTGAACGCAAGGTCTTTCCAGTACTCGGTTGCAGGTCCCGCGATGGGGTCAAACATGATGAGGTTGCGGAATATTTTATGTTGGGTTTGGGGATCTGCGGGCATGAAGTCTTCGGCGATAGTTGGATCTTCCGCTCGCTCGAAGACTGGAGAGTACCTTTGAGACATGTCTGCGCCTGCTTGAGAAGGCGCAGTCACGTTGGTTAGGGAGCTTACTGCCTCCCGACGCATATGGCCAGGAGCTCCGCTTGTGGTAGCAGTTCCGTAACGACGACGGGCAGCTGCAGAAGAGCTATGTGGACGCATTACCGCAGCAGTACGGTTGGCTACGCGTCTGTAGCGCCCCTCTGTCATGTCGAATTTTACTTTGAACATGCTTACCTCAACAACCTATAAGGCTGCTGTAAACTTTT